GGGGAATCCTCAAGCGATCGTATGGCGCATCATCGCTAGCGGCGTTCAGCGGTTCGAGTACGTAATCGGTATTCCGAGTAAGAGCCGTTTCGGCGGTGCCGTCGCCGTCACAGTCAAGCTTTACGGATGTGCAGGTGGCGAGATCGTCGATGTCGAGCACGTTCGGCTCGATCGGAGAGAAGTAGCGCGTCTCGTCATTCGTGGGGTCGGCGATGTAGAACTTCCGGCCGGTCGCATCCTCGATATCGCGCGATGCGGCGGCTATTACGCGGTCGATATCTTCGTTCGCGAACGTCGTATCAGTCAATGTCTT